CAATAGCCGATATTTGTTCCTCAGTAGCTTTAGTATTTGATCTAATCGTTTGCTCTAGTTGCTTACGACCCTTTTCATCCTCAGCTGCTGCTTTAACTGCTGAAACTGCAAATGCGGTTGCTGCTGCGCCAACGGCTGCAAAAGCCAATGCTGCTTTTTTGCCAAAGTCTGCAATTTGATCTGCTGATTTATCAACTACCTTTTCAGCATCTTTTAAGCCATTACGCAAGCCATCAATATCAGCTGCTAACGCTAAAGTTAATGTTCTACTATTACTAGCCATTTACAAACTCTTTTCTAATTTCGACAATTATATCCTCAAACTCTTTAATAATTGTTGGTTGTAAATGTCTAATAGTTGGATAAATAAACCAGCCTCTAGATCCTGGCCCTTTAGACATCGGCCCTGACCATCTTGGAAATTGTGGGTAATTTTTTGATCCAAACTCATGAGCTGCACCAATACCTAGACGGCTACCTTTAGGATCGTTTCTAGTATTGAATTGAGTGGTTGCACCACCTGAGAATTTTTGACTTGCAAAACCAAATTTAATTTCACCTAATACGGATGATTTACTAATTTTTCCGCCTTGAGCAATACGATCTGCAACCTTGCCTCTTGATGAAGCAATACGGCGAATTTCATCAAGCTCTTTTTGGGCAAGCGCACCAACTCGCTTAGCAGTTTCCTCTTTGGCAATATCGCCCATGTTTCTAATTACTTTAGCAAATTGATTTAATTCTTTTTTGTCATAGACTATTGAAGGCTGTGTCATTTATCGTCACCTTCCAATATCTCAATTGCTGTTAATATGTCGTCTGCGCTAGTCCATTCGCTTACTGGTATTTGGGTGGCTATTGCCAACTGCACCAATAAGCGACTTAGACTTCCTACTGGATGGCTTTTGGGTTCACATCACCGACTTGAATATCGGCAACAGTTTCCATCCATGCTTCATAAGGTTTGACAGCCTTACCAGCTGCTTCGCGCTTATGTGCGTGATAAGCCAAAAACATTAAATCACTAACACCGATCTTTTCAGATGCTTGGCTAATGATATTGCCTGTTTTCTGCTCCCACTTCGCCCATTCTGGGGGTTGGGCAATATAAGTTGCTTGCTCCCCAGAATTGTATTCAATTGTAATTGCTAGTTTCATTTGTTTGCTCCCGTTTTATTTTTTAGCTGAATGATTCTGCTGGCACGCCAATTACTTGGAATGATAGAGAAACTGTTTGTGCATCTGGTGATGTTCCACCAGCTGATGGCCATACTGGCAAAACTTGGAATGTGAATGTTGCGCCTGATGCAGCTGTCATTACTGTGCTGATTCCGGTGTCTGGTGCTGACTCAGCAACGCCCCATAGAATCTCACATAGAGATCCAGTTGCGCCCCAGTCTGCCAACATTTCAACATCAAATGTGAAGTTGTTGTCTATAACTTTATAGACTTTTCCATCAAGTGTTTCGTATGTCTGACGATCCATTTCGCCAGTCAAAGTTGCACTTGTAGCTTGTGCGTCGAATGTGTTACCACCGATGGTAAAGGTAACATCCCGACCAGTAATTACTGTGGTAGCCATTTCCGCTCCTTAGGTTGTTTGTTGATAATAGGTTGATACTGTTATATCAGAGATCAATAAATTTGATGCTCCGACTTGTGTAACTGTTGGTCTATCGACCGATCCGACAACATATCCACTTGGGATAACTGCCAGAATGCTCATGATAAGTTGCTCTAAATTATCCAAAGATGCAGGATTGCTGTTATAGGCAACTGCTGCTGTGATTGTCATATTTACACGACAACGAATTACAGATTTACCAATTGTTTCAATTTCAAGGTAGGGACTGGTTGGGACGCAAACGACTGCTGGTGGAATTATAGACTCAGGAACGAAAGCATAAACATTTCCCGCAACACCAGCTAAAGCTGTGGCAAGTGGTTGTCTGACTGCACTTAAAATTGTTGATGCTGGCATTATTGACAAATACCTTCAGTATCAACATAAGGCCCTAATATGCCTATGACCCTACTGTAAAGCGATCTCCCGATTCTGTATGGCGTACTGGTGAAATCGATACCCTCTATTTGTCCACCTGCTGCGACTCTTGATTGAAAGACTTCGACTGATACTGCAAAGATAGCTGATCGAACAGATTGGTTTCCAACATAAGTTGATGCTGATGATAAAGTCGCGCTTCCAGATGGAATAACATTTGCTTCTGCGACATCGGCATTAGTGATTGCAGCTTGGAAGGTATATGCTCCAAGATCTGAGTCAAGTACTGTTCTTGTTCCATTGTATGGGCTTCCGCATCCTGCGATAACGACTGATTGTCCGGCTGTGAATTCATGAACACCTAGTGTAGTGAAAGTAGCGACATTGTCGTTTAATACTGTTTTTTGAATTGGGCTTTTGAATGTAACCAACATTGGCAAAATTGTATTTTCGCTTGTGTCTATTATGCCATTTAAGTAAGTGTCATCATACAAGGCAGATGACACGCCAAGCACGGATCTCAACTCGGTGGCTGTGATTATGGTTGGCATGTCATCTCCTTACTCCCATTATTAACTGCCTACCAGCGGGAGCACCAGTAGGCATTAAGTTAATTAGATTAGTTCTTGTTAAAGTGAACTGATCCGTTTGCAACCTTAGTTGCCAATGCTCCGTAGCCATAGTAAGCAACAGAAACCTGACCAGTTGCTGTGATATCGGAACGAAGTTGTAAGCGTGGGCTCTCATACCATGTGTATGACTCTGGATTAATTACAAACATTGATCCATCGCCAGTTGTGTATGTTAGAGCTGATAGTGAGCGAGAAACATATAGATCTAGTCCAGCAACATTTCCACGAAGTGATTGTGGTCCAACTTGACCGCCAGCGTTCTGTGGTTGTGATGCGTTGTAGATTGGGCGACCTGAATCGTTGTAGCCCATGATGTTTGCCCATTGTTCTGGAGAAACTACGATGTTGCGAGCAAATCCCAATGAGTTTGAATAAACTAATTGAGCAGCTTGAGCAGCATAAGCAAGTAAGCCTGCTGCTGTGTTGTCCTGTGCAGTTGTTGCAATTAAGCCAGATGAAATGATCTGATTTGCTACATACTTATCGGTTTCTTTTGCATAAGCAAACTCCATTTGACGAACTAACTCATCAAAGAATGCTGGAGATGAACGATCTAATAATTCAACTGAGAATGTTTGTCCGCCAGCAAATTTCTTAACATTTACTGTTACGAAAGATGATGTCATGTCAGTTGCATCAATTGTTGCTGCTTCTGCTTCCTCTGCAACTGTTGGAACAGCTGTAATCTTTGGAATTTCAAATGTCATTCCTGCTGCTGGTAATGCTCCACGAGAAATTGCGTCAATTGCGCCACGATCTCCGTTTGATAGACCGTTGATGATTTCTGATGATTGTGGTGTTGGAATTAAGCCTGCAACTGTGCTGGTTGTATCAGCAGCCATTACATATTGACGGCTTTCATCGTTTCCTAGTGCAGCGCGAACTGAATGCTCTAGGTATGTTGCTTTGTTCGTAATTGGTGAGCGTGGCTTTGTGTAAGCAACTGACTGCGCTGCTACTACTGCCACAGGCTCAGACTTTGCAGCTTCTACCGCTTCGGTTGCGATAGGAGCATCTGAAGTTATATCAGACACTTTGTCCTCCTGTGTTGTTGTATCCTCAGCGGTTGCTTCGGAATTCTCTGTTGGTGTTTCTGTTGCTGCGACATCGGCAACTCTTGCGCTATCAATTGCAGGATCGGTTACTAAACTAACCTCAATTAATTTGGCTGCACTTATTGACATAACGCCATCTTTGTTTTTCCAATCATCAACCATAACTCCAACGCTAAATCCATCGCGTAGGCCTTCGGCTGCTTCTAATAAAGAATCATCGCCAGCAATAGTTCCGGCAATCTTAAATGTTGCTTCGATACCAGCATCATCAGCTGTAATATCCATTAATTTACCAATTGGTCGTGTGCGATCATGCTCTAGCAATAATTTAACTGGTTTTGAAAAATCAATTGATCCTTTTTCAAATACTGTTGCTCCAGCAGATGTATTTCCGCGCTCGCCCCAAGTTACGATTGTTCCTGAGATTGTGCGCTTACGATTATCGGCTGCGGTTAGTGTTATTGGGAAATTAATCTTCATCGGATTAAGTCCTCCTCCTCTTGGATTTGCTCAACGCTCATCGCGCCAATGCGGTTTAGGATTTCATAAACTTGCGCACGCTCTAATGCTGAACCACGCAAGAAATCATCAATATCGAATCTAACTTCAACGCCATTTGGTACAAAATCAGCAGCAGATAATCTTTGCTCTATTGGAGTAATAATATTTCTTAAACTGAAGTCAATAAGGGCTTTGCGCTCCATAACAGTCGTGCTGTATGTCATGCTAGTAGTTTCGGCAGATAAGAATGATGCAGGAATACCAACTGCTCTTGCAATTTCTGTTGCAAGGTATTGGCGTGCTTCATTTAATTGTAATTTTTGTGGATCAAAGCCAAGTGCGTTTAATTCAACATCGGCATTTAGAAATGCAGTTGCTCTGGTGTTTCTTGCAATTTTCCATGACTCTAAAAGTTTTGTAATTCTCTCTGGAGTTAAGTTTGTTCCATTTGATTTTAATACCATTGTAGGAACTGGCTCTTTAGCGTATAATTCCGCAGCCTTTTCTAATTCTTGCGCAGCTCTAATTGTGCGACCTGCTCGATTTAATACACCTTCATCTAATCCGCTAAATACAACTAAAGATCCGATACCTGATGCAGGAACATGCATTCCATCAACCATGTATGAAGTAATTTCAGTTTGATTTGCATTTAGATTATAAGTAACTCTATCTGGCGCAACTCTTGTCCATGCTCTTACTCGACTGTTATCGGATGCAGCATAAGAATCTAAAACTTGACCATAAGCAACACCATGAAATAATAAATCCTCAGCGATCCATGCATAAATTGCTGAACCAGCAACTCTTGGATCTGGTTGCATGATAACTCTATTTGGCTCAATATGTTCTTTTGTAAAATGATTATAAGTTTCTAAAGGTAATGATCCAATTGTGCTACAAATTATGTTTCTTGCTCTTGCAACAGATGGAACAGACATTGCCTGTTCTCTAGTTGCTGTTTGTGCTCCATAAAATAATCCGCCAACAGCTGACTGTAAATTGTAAGGCGTATTGGCGGCAGCGACATCAACTGTCGGTGTGATTGCGGTGTTTGTTACAAATCTATCAAATAATCCCATTAGCATATAATATACCATAAAGTCAATATATTATGCTATTTGTATATCAACTTCTGTTTCTACTTGTGTTGCAAAATAGGTTGCTAAAGCAGATGCCACAGCTGCACAAACTGCGACTCTACTTGCACGCCTTCCGATGATCCATGACCCATCCCCATAGGGCAGCTTCGCAGCGGAAAGTGTTTGTTGGGTCAGTTCGTCTTGACCCCCGTGCTGTAATCGATGGGAATTGATTGCGCCTAACCATCTATCACACGATTCAGCATATATCGCCCCATCCATATCTGTAATGGGAATTCCAGCAGGAACTAGCCGACTTGCGACAGCTTGTGCAGTCCTTTTGGAATAAGCGACAGTCTGAACATTATATTTTCTTACATAAGGTGCAATATCGTTTGCAACCGCTAAATCATTAATTGAATAATCGTTTGACCATGTATGCAGTAAAACTAAATTGAATTTTTCTCCTGGTAATTTTTGAGTAGCCACTAAAGCACCAAATTTACGATCTGGACTTAAATCTAATCCAAACCAAGTTTCTTTGTCAGGGTCTAATGGTATTGGGTTAGTTCTGCACAATTCCCACTTTTGGGCATCAATAGCTGAATTGATTGTATCAACCCATTGACATAAAACTTCAGTTCGCACAATATCCGGTGGATCATTGATAACTGCTTTTAAGTTATCTGGATGAATTGTTATTCCTAAAGATGGATTGGCTTGAGCAAATGCCGGCCAGTTAATATCGCCTGACGGAAGGGTAATCGGCGCATCTGGTTCAGCACTCCACTCAAACCAACCCAACGGGTCATTAGTCGTGGCTGACGCTAATGCCCTCTCACGCAATTTGTTTAAAATTACGGAATGTTGATCTCCAGCGTTTGAATAAATCCATACTTGGGGATTTTGTGCAGCCATCATGGTATATCGCATTGATGACCAAGCATCTTCGTCTTTATATTCTCTTAATTCGTCTAAATGAATTGTTGATGGTTTGGAAATACCTCTTGAAGCATTGTTAGCTGCTTTTACCACAAACCTGCGACCACCCTTTAATTCCATTTCCTCAGCACCATGTTGCCATCGTATTTTTTTTACTTCAGATGCTAGGCGAGGGTTTTCTTCAATTAATGAAACCATTTGTCTAAATGTTTCTAATGAAGTTGTAAGTCTATGCGCTGATGAAAGCTGTAAGTTTTCGCCCCACACAAACATGCCGGTCAGGATACGCAACATCATAAATGTAGACTTGCCATTTTGGCGTGCGATTAATAACCCAGCCTCCGTGTGATGCCAGCGACCATCTGGCTTGACTTTATGACCATGAATAGCCACAAACTTTTGCCAATCCATTAACGGAATGCCGATCTCAGCTGCAAAGTCAATCATTTCATGACCTTTTGATGGTAAATCATTCAATTTACTGTGAATTCGTGGAGTTGGCACACCTCCTAATTCCGATTGAGTCTGATTCAAAGCGATCTCAAACGATTCGTTTTTGTTCAAAGCGATCCAGCCTGATCGTGGGCGATCGAGGTGTTTTGTGGGTTAGAAAAGGAACGGGGGGTCGGTGGTGTTCTCTTGCTTACAAAAAAACGCCCACCCTTTGATAAATTACATTTACGACAACTTGAAACCAGATTGTCCTCTGTGTCTAATCCATTTAATCTACGAGGAATTACATGATCTACAGTATCAGCTTCTTGTCCGCAGTATTGGCAGATGTAACCATCTCTCCTAAGTATGCGCTCTCTAATCTTACGCCATTGTCTAGTGCTACCACTATCCCTTAATGCAGACTTAGACATCAATACCAGCCTTTGGCTTTATGGTGTGCGAGCGCGGTGCAAGCACATCCATCATACCTGTGATTTATGTATTTCAATCCTTGATCTATCTGTTTAATAGGATCTTTTTCTTTAGACTTCAATACTTGGAATAATCCATAAGCACTTGACTTAGGGTTTTTGGCTTTGTAGTTCCATCTTGATTCTTTATATACAATCTCATCTAAACAGTAAAACTGTTCAAAGTTGTAATTCATCTTATGGAATGTAATTTGTTTTAATGTATTAACCTTAATGGTTTGAGATTCAGCTGTATCTAAAGCAAAGGTTTGTAAAACAAACAGAGCTCCCCCGACTAGCCAGCACCTCGCGAGCTGAGCCTTACGGGCTCGCGTTTTTGCCTTTAGGGCAAATACTTGCCTAGAGCGTATCATATGTGTCAATACCTACCTAACAAAACCGCAGGTCAGACGGCATGTCGTGACCCGTAAATCATCTGTTTCAATCCAAGTTTGATCATAACCAATTTCTGTCATTTAGTTTTACCAGCCCATCCATCACCCTTAAATGATATGCCTGGAGCGCTAAATATCCTATTCATAGCAATCTTGCATTTAGGACAATCTAAGCCTGAGTCATCCTCTTTGTAAGTCCTATGAACAGATCCATAAGTTCCACATTCACGACAGCTGTATTCATATGTTGGCATTACTTTGCTCCAATCAAATTACATGTATGACATGGCATTTCCTTAAACTGCCAAGATCCACATTTATCGCATCTGCTTATGTCTGAGTCAGGCACATCTTTTGCTTCAGCTATGTTTTTTGTTCCTACCGCACCGCATTGCATACATTGATATAACTTGAAGCCATCTGGCATATCAACGGCATCAAGCCATAAGAATTCGGTGTCGGTTTTGCAACCATTACATTTGAACTTAGTTGGTTTGGTCATAGTTAATCAATTCGTGGCATTTAAAACATGTGCCATCCTTAAATACTCGGTCATCATCGCAAACCTCGCATTTAATAACTGATTGCGCAAGATGAACACCATCGTCATCCATAACTACTTGAATGCCCTTACCATTAATAAAAGCGATGTATCCCATTACTCAACCCCCTCAAAATACCATTTGCCATTAGCTGTTAATTTAGCCCATTTAGCATGTTTGGTAACTTTGCCCTTGCAGACATATCCATAATATGGCTTGCCTGTCTTAGATATGCCTTGCTTAAGAATATGACCATGCTCGCATGATGGTGGCTCATTTGGTGTTGATGCACCAATTTGATCTACAACCTCAGCAACTGACCAAGCCTGTGGGTCATCTTGCTTATTTTCAACTGCAAATGAAGCTCTTAAAGCATCCTCAACAGCTGCTGATCTTGAACCCGGTGCCCCATAACGCCTTTCCTGTAATTTTTTTTCGTATTGATTTGGCTCGGCATTATTTACCTTAGCCATTTCTTCTCTCGAAGCGCGTTTGCCTTTAGCTGCGAAACCAGCATTTGCGAGCGCACGACCGATCGCTGAAGTTTCACAATTCTCCAATGCAGAAGTTGAATTAACACCCTTCTCCGTAATCGTTTCAAAAGCAAGACCAGTCGCGCATGGCTTGGCGTCTGCTTCCGTTTTGAATAATTTAGCAAAAACAATGAATCGAGTGTTTGATGCCTCGATAAGCTCTGTTTCCACTCGGGAATCTGGGAATTTGTCATGCCATTTATCCAATCTACTCTCTACTGTTTCGTAATCGTTTAAGTTAAACATTATTCCTTCCATTCAAAATCTTGGTCTTGGACTGCTTCGAGAACTGTGCGATAGATAGCACCGTAGGCGACAAAGTCTTTAATTGAGTCGTAATGATCTGGAGTTTCAGTAAGCCTAGAAACCTTGACCAACGCCATACATAAAGCAGCTTGGTGTGGTGTGATTGGGTAATCAAGATATGCACTCCACAATCCTGCGATTCTTTTGTGATTGTAGTATGGATGTCCATAGACACTTCCGCGCTCTTGGATTGTAGTAATGACCTCATTAAGCAGATCCTCAGTTTTTGTCATAATCAAAAACCTGATCTAACTTCATTTTTCTTACACGCTCTTGGTGTTCCAAACTAGCACGCCATCCATCCTGACGGCCAGTCCAATAGCCTGTTTCGTAGTTTTCATTGTTTGTGTGTTTTATTGTCCACCATGCAACTGCCATACTTCCGGCAATTAACAACCACATTCCTAGTATTTCCATGCTTGCTCCCTTATTGCTTTTGGAACGACAACAGGATTTCTGTCATCGATTACTGTATATCTTGCACCTGACGGATGGATTGATGGCGCAGCTGCCACATAACCCTTGAACTTAATATCTATGCCATCGATTAACTTGCCACGATAAGAGTCGGTTGCATTTGCTTGATAATACAAATGAAAACCATCTCCAGTTTGAACTGTGTATGTTGGCGTAAACTCAGGTAACAATTCGCCACCATTACGGAAATCAATATCGAAAACCACTAAGCCAGATGTCTGACAAGCAATACCGATATTTATGTTTGGATCAAAATCAAACCAAAAGTCAATCAGTTTGATGTCAGTTGTTGCTGATAGATAAGCTCTTTTGCATAGCTCAAAGTGTGGGTCTTTTTTGTTTGCCTGTAATGGCATAACAGCCCATCCACGATTAGCATATTCAAATGCAGCTTCTCGATTATCTACTGCTAGTTTCATGTCGCTCCCTACATGTAGCACAATTTGTGCCTGGCATGTAGTATGAATTAAATTAAGGTTATTTGGTAGGTCGCTTACGGCGTGTTTTATAACGATTAGATAACGCTAATATCCTCAAAATCATCGATATGGTCATCAATCGTCCGATCCCGATAATCGGTTTCACGCCCCATAACTCTTTCCTAGAGCTGTAAATGAACCATCTTTGTTAATTGGGATCAGCGTAGGGGTCATGTTTTTGCCATTCCATTCAAGGATAGCAATACCCATTTGCCAATTTGCAAGGCCCTTCGTGTATGAGGCTTTTGCTTTGTTCATAAGGTTGCCTACCTCAATGCCATATAAAGGCCTGTAATGGCCTCCTAAGCCCTCAGAAAAGGCTGACATACCTAACTTATGGGTATGCCCACAAACTACGCTCTTACCGGCCTTTCTGGCCAGATTTAGGGCAGTTATGCCGGCATTAGGATTTGAGTTACCTTCATCCCCATGAGCCAAAATCCAATTCTTTTCAAACTCATAGAATGATTTGTGGAAAGTTATGCCTAAAGAATCAAAGTCCATGAACTTGGAGTATTGCAGCTCAGGTAGGCTAATTAAGCCAGGCACTTTTAATAAAGTGTTGTAAAGTCTATCTGTATGGTTTGATCTAACAATATGAGCTTCTTTAGCATTCTCAGTTAAAGCCCAAAGAATATCTTGAGTTGCCTTACGATCAGAATCAAGGGTTTGTTGATAAGCCAAAGGTGTTTTCTCAGCCCATCGGCTAATGGTTTGAAAATCAATTTCATCACCCACGCATAATACTGAATCAAACTTTTCTTTCCTTGCTAACTTAATGACATTCTTAACTGCTACTTCATGGTGGTAGGGAATTTGCAAATCACTTATTACTAAGTATCGCTTAATCGTCATCCTCATCGTCAGTTGGATCTATTGTTGGGATGATGCCGCCATCACCTACGATCCAATTCGGAAATGTTTTTCCTTCTGTCATGAGCCAAAAGGCGTGCTCGGCGGTGAAACCTGCTTTTCTAGCTGCTTTATAGCAAGAATGCAAGGCTATGTAATGTTGATCTAATTTACTTAATGGTTCAGGAGTTTGGCGAACGACGCGACGATTAACCTTTTTGCGTTTAGATTGTTTCCGTGTGTTCGCCATAATTAAATTATGACTTGCTAATTAGTAGAAACAAATCATCGACACGCTTTTCAAGTCGATTTAATTGATCTTTTATAGATGACCCTGAGTTGGGCTTTAATTCTGAAAGGTAAGACTTAATAACCCAACGCAGACCCAGTAATAAAGCGGTCGCGATACTGCAAACGCCAACGCCAAATGCGACCCATTCGTTCGGTGTCATTTTTCGCTAAGGCCATAATCTGCTTCACTCCCGGACTTTGGATCTAATGCCTTTGCAATAGGCGCAACAATTGCACCAAGCATAGTTGCATAGGCTGGATGAATGTCAGCCACTATTGCTAAAGCAACTGTTATTCCACTAGCTGCGACAGCTCTTAAATATGACTTAATTGCTGCTTTGTGTTTTTTGGTTAGTTTCATTAGTTGCCTTTCAGTAGTGGGATGTCGAACTTCTCGCCAGTTTGGTTTGGCTTAAAAGAAATATGGATATGTTTTTCGTGTGGGTTCAAACCTTTATACGCAACCCATCGCCATAATGATTTTCTTGAGCATATTTTTCTGCTAAAGATTATGTAAGAAATACGCTTATCTTTTTTTGCTGTGAGTCGAAGCTGATCTGCCAAAGCATGAGCAACCCCTTGTTCGTTAGAAAGGCCAGCGTCAATATCGAGCGCGCAAACTTCGGCTGTGTCTGGTCGTGGGTTGTGATCCGACTTGGTTTGTCGTAATGCATGTTTAGAATCACCAATCCACCCATCGCTGCGCTTATCGCGATCCAACCATGTTTCATTTATTTGGTCGCGTAGCGTTTTAGCAGCTTTAGATAGGTAAGGCTTCATTAGCCAAGTTTTTGATGATCTGCAACAACTTTTGCAGCTTTATTTTTGTCTTTTTCATCAATATCTAAAAATAAATCACCATTTCCATCCATATATGGAAAAACAAAGCCATCTTGTCTTTGAGTTAAAATAGTGATACCAGCAGCAATTAATTCATCATTTAATAATTGACCATCTAATTTTTCAGGAGTTGTAAATTTAATCATTATTTTCCAATCCATTGAGCAATTAAAAGGCTGCGACTTGATCCACCTAAAACATTCAGTGAACCACCAGAAGTTTGCTGAGCCGACATTGTTACATAATCACCCACGGCTAAACTCATTATGTAAACCGCAATTGCGCTCGGATAAGTGCTTGAGTTTGGTGTGATTTCAACTTCAGTTTGGAAAGTTCCGTTTTTGTTGATAAAGACTGTTCTTCTGCCAGTTCCATTGACATTAAAATCAGCCTTTGCATAAATTTGATAATAACCATCTAAACCGCTTGGGATAGTTATTCGATCTGTATTTGTACTAGTGCTATGAAAGCCATTAGTATCCAACACCTCTGTGTCAAATGTGATGCTAGTGTTTGTCGCATTACTCAAACTCTGATCTGCGGATTTATTTAAGATGCAAAGTTTATTCGTAAAACTAGAATCGATTGATGATCCGAGCGTGCGAATTGCACTAGCTCCGTCCTTAACCAAACTAGTGTCGTCGGGAGTGACCCACGAATAAGTAGTAGTTGTCGCCATTGTGCTCCTTTATCAGGCTACTATTGTAGCGTACTCCCAAGTTAAAGTTGGGCTTAAAGTGTTCCATGCCTCTGTGGCTGGAGTTGTATTCCAACGCATCGCCACTTGGCTAAATGCGACTGGGGAAACGTTAATTGTTAAAAACAGCTCATTAAAGCGAGTGCTCCATGACCAGCCCTCAACATATCCCTGAAATGTGCCACCTGATATTTGGCTTGGCAAATTTCTAATATCAACAGGCATTCCCATAAACACGCCCAATAGATCATCACGATCAGCGTTATCAATTTCTGAGTTAGTAATTGGGAATGTAATGGATTGAAATGCTGGCTGTGGGTAGGCTCTTTGAGCAATATAGCGATCAGCAATAGCCTGAGCATCTACTGCGCCCTGAACTCTAGAGTTGATAGTTTCGGCTTTGTAGCCATATAGGGCAATTGAAGCAGCATCGATAGCTGTAACCTGTGAATTAAAATTGTTGCCATAATTAATAAAAATGTCGTTTCGAACATCTGCTGATCTCATAACTGTTGATAGGCCAGCACCTAAAGCATGACCAGCATCTAATTCAACATAGCCATTTGTTAGCAAATAATTTTGTCTGTGGTCTGCATCTGCATAACCTATGTTTCCGGCATTGTCCTCATATAAATAACCAAATGCTGAATCAGCAATATCAGCGACAACATTGTAAATCGTATCGACTGTTGTAGATTGTGCTGTCATTGTGTAAAGGCCGGGTTGGTCAATATCGCCTAAACCTAAATTGACTGCATTAGCCCAAGTTTCAGTTGCATTGTAAGTTGCCCATGTTGAAGCTGCTGGCACATCATTCCAAGTTCCAAGCAATACACTTGAAAGGATTGTGTAGATTTGATCGCCATCCTCAGCTTGAGAAATGTTGTCATCCCAAATTTCTTTGGTAAGTTTTGTTAAAGATCCCATGGCAATAATTGTGTATCGAATGACTGTTTCTAGCGCACCAGTATTACCAACCTCAACAGTTACATCTGTAATATCACCACCAAATAAACTTACATAAGATCCTGTTGAGTCTTTGACTTGTAAATCAAAAGAGTCATTTATGTCAAAAGGTAAAGTTTGATTATTTAATGCCACCAAAGTAACTTGCATATAGGAAGGCAACGGCTGTGTATAAATATTGCTGCGACCTGATTGATGCTGAACATCAGATATCGTTATGTCAGTGTAATCCACACCACCGACAGTTAATTTCCATTCCGGAGTAAAAACTGACATTATCGGTTACTTATAGCAGCACGCCTTAATGCTGTGCGACTTCTTTCTGCCTGTGAACTTAATGTGTTTGCAACAGCTCTTGCAGCACCTTCACCATCAATTGCTGAAACACTTATATTGTTGTTGATAATTGTTTGACCCGGAGCACCTTTACCAGATACCGCACCACCTGAGAATTTAGGAACATCGCCGGTTGCAATACCAACTGCACCTAATCCAACCGCTGCTGCTGCTCCACCGATCAATAATGATGTTCCACCTGTTGCAAATGCTGTGGCTGCTGCTGCTGCGGTAGCTGCATTTCTCAAAGCAATCATGGCTGTAACTAAGGTTTGAACGGCTGCAACAAAAGCAATAATTTTATTTGTAACAAATACTGTTGCAATAACTCCAGCTAATATCAATAACTCCTCTTTAATGCTTATTACAAACTGAATAACAGATCTTAATTGCTCACCAAATTCAAATGCGCCTTGAGTTGCTGCTGTAACACCTGCGGTTACTGAATTTTCACCAATTAAGCCAGCAGCTAAAGCCTCAATGTTAGGAACTGCAACGGCTAATAAATAATCTGCTAATTCTTTGACTAACGGCAATAATGCAGCACCAATTGACTCTTTGGTTTCATCTAAAGCTATTGTTAATTGCTTAAATTTAAACTCAGCGTTTGTAGCCTCATTAGCAATAAATCCTGAATAAGTTGCCTGTAATTGCTTAGTCGTTTCCTCAAATGTTTGGCTTTTAAGGGTGGCTGCATCTATTCCTAGACCTAACTTACCTAAAGCGGTATTTGACCCGTCATAAGCCCTTCCTAAGGCGTTTGTGACGGCTTCTAGAGGCTTACCTGTGGCAACGCTAATTTCTTGAGCAAGGTTTAGTAATTCTTGGGCTTTTGTAACATCCTGTGTTGATCTGATTAATCTACTAAATGCAGGTCTTAAAACATCATCAGTTGTAGCTGTTGCAATAGATTGCTTGCTAATGTATTTATCAATAGCCGATATTTGTTCCTCAGTAGCTTTAGTATTTGATCTAATCGTTTGCTCTAGTTGCTTACGACCCTTTTCATCCTCAGCTGCTGCTTTAACTGCTGAAACTGCAAATGCGGTTGCTGCTGCCCCAACGGCTGCGAAAGCCAATGCTGCTTTTTTGCCAAAGTCTGCAATTTGATCTGCTGATTTATCAACTACCTTTTCAGCATCTTTTAAGCCATTACGCAAGCCATCAATATCAGCTGCTAACGCTAAAGT